AACACCAAACCAACCGACATAGATTCGGTTGTTGGTGCTCGTTGTCCAGTCACAGAAACGCTGCCAGTTGTCAAATGGTTTTGTTAGTGTGGCTGTAGTCATTTATAAAGGGTTAAAAAATACCTGGAATAATTTGTCCAGTTGTTACGTATGCTCCAAGAGCAGCGACGAAACCAAGCATGGCTAACTGACCGTTAGTTCTTTCTGCTTGTTCCATAAGAAAGTTCTGTTCGTTTTCGTTCATGATTTGTATAGGTGGTTCTTTAGCGAAAATGTTTTGTTTACCGTATTCGGTAGTTGTAGTCATTGAATTAAAAGATAGGTGAACGGCGATGATGAACTGTCAGGTCGCCATGTCTATCTACTTTTTCTTTGTACCTTTCTTAGGTGGTCTACCTACTTTTGATCCGTAGGTTCCTTTTCCGTATGGCATGTTAAAAATTAATATTTGAACGTTCTAGTTTTTGTAAAATCTCCTGTCTATATGCAGGATCATCTTCATATCGTGAATCTTCCATAGCTTTAACCATTTCAGCTTGGCTATTGAATACATCACCAGTTGATTTAGGTGCTTTACCTGTAATCATTTGTCCATCTTTACCAGCTGCATCTTGATATTTAAGAGCTAATGCTTGTACTGCAAAGTAAGCAGCTAAGGGATTACCTAACTCCATTACTGCGTCATACATATTTACCTCTTGTTCAGATACATTCTGGGTAGCCCAAGACATCATATTGTTATAGTTATCTTGACCTCCAACTAATCCATGTATTTGTCGAACATCCTTGTCGGTAAACTCTCTACCTTGTGGAGTGTTCTGAGTTTTTTGTTTGGATTGCATAGCTAACTTAGCTACGTCAACAGGATCCATACCTTTGATCTTATCAAAAGTCTCTTTAGTTAGGTTATTATTTTGACCTTCATCCCAAAGAGTATCAAGAATGTTGTCAGAAGCTTTTGAAGTTTCTGGTTTGGTTTCATTTTTTACTTCTTGTTTTGCTGAAACCTCATCAGATTTTTCGCCCATTTTTTTTTGGAGTTCATTATAGGCTTTCTCTAAATCTTTAGGATCTTTATACTTGCCTGCTAATAGAGGTTCTTGTTCAGCCTCCATCTGTTCTCCAACTCTTAAAGAGTCTTGTTCTTCTTCACTTAAATTCTCGGCAGTAGAAACTGTTTCTACTCCTTCATCCATTGTTAATGTTTGTTCTTCGCTCATACTTCTTGTGGTGGTGCTTGCATTTGTTCAGCTATAGCAGGGTTCTTAGAAGGATCCATCATTGGAGTCTTCATCATTGCAACTTGTTGGTCTTGTTGCTGTTGCTGCATAGCCATTTGTTGTGCTTGCTGCTCTCGTTGTTGTATCTCCTGCATTGAAGTTACTAAGTTCAATACATCAATACCTGATGCAGCTGCTAATCTTTTAATTACTTCCTCTGGATTAATAAACTTCTGTACTGCCTCTGGTCCCATTGTTTGTGCAACGACCTGTAAGAACTGACCTAAGCTTTCTCTATCCTGACCACGACCTAGTGCATTCACACCAGCTACGATGGTAGGTTTAACAATATCCTTTGGTAAGCGTGGTATCTTTCCAGACTTTTGGAATTGATTAAGTATTCTATTGAGATATGGAAGTAAGAACTCAGTAGTAAGAAGACTGAATAATCCACCTAACTGTTGCTCCAATTCCATCTGTGTGAGGCGTACCTCTTCAGCTGTAGTGCGTTCACTTTGTCTGACTTGCATAACTAAGAACGCATCATTAATACGACGTTCTAGTTGTTGCATCATGTCAAATGCAGTTCTGAAATCAGCAGTCTTTCCTACCTGTACGACTCCTATGTCATCAGGTCTACCCTGTACGATTGCGCCATTACCTGCGTTAGCAAGGGTACTTGGTTTAGTCGTAGAGCTAGGACTTACTGTGAACACGACTTTTGCAGCCGCTGCACTACCTTCCACTAGGGCTTGAGATAGTGCTTCTAATGATTTTAAGTCGCCAATAAACTGACCGACTCTTCCCCGTCCATAGTCTTCTCCATCAACTGTATTGAATCGGAGAGCTATCCATGGTGTTACATCAACAGGGGCTTTCCCGTAGGATTTTTCTAATATCTTTCCATGTACTTCCTGATGCCAGACGTATCTGTTGTTATCACGTGTGATGTGGGTGTAGATGTCGCACTCTTCAACATTATCAGGTGAGCTATCAACTACTGAGCTGTAGTCCTTTAAGATATCCTCTGGTAATTGATCTTCAATTAATTTCTTTGCAATTGTTTCCTTCGTGATTATTTCAATCACATTGCCGTTACCATCTCGTTCTACAACGTAGCGGTTAAGGGGATATAACTTCAGACCATCCTTACCCATAAAGACAAGTGCATTACCTGCTACTACTAAATGTAGAAGAGCTTCATGCACAATGACACGATCATTAGAAGCTGCAATAGCCTCCAAGATAGTGCGTTCAATCTTTGCAAAAGATAAGTCTAGTTCTGATTTAATCTGTGGACCAAATTCCTGACCAAGTTGACTTTCATCTACCTGTAGCTTGAAGAAGCTGGTTTGTACAGGGAGCATAGCTTGCATTAATTTTGCTGCTAATGTCACTGCACATTTTGCACCAACTGATTGCCAAGGTGTAGGTATCTGTCTCATCCCCTTGGTATATTGATCCTTACATATTAAATATGGAAGAGTTAATTCTGACCCTTGTTCTGCTTCGTCTAGAAACTGGGTACGGTCTCCTGATAAATAATCATACCTAGTTTTTGCTGTCATTGTTTTTTATGCTACGTTTGCTGTAGTACCGCCTTGAGTACCACTACCAAATGATTTATTAAACCAATCCAATGATCCTTGTAGTCGTTCTAGTGGGTCATAGGCTTGCATTACACCACCTGGATGTAGACCACCGTAGCCGTATTGACTACCACCGTAGCCGCCACCGCCCATGCCTCCCATCATGTTCATCATCATCATGAACTTCATGAAGTCATCAAAGTTACCACCGAATCCACCTTCGTTAGATCCAGTATTTTGTTGATGAGCTGCTAATACATCATCAATAGATCCATAACCGTCCCACCAGTTACCACCACCTTGGGTTGTTGTATCACCACCTAAAGGAGGAGTAGGAGGAGGAGGAGGAGTAGCTGTATCACCACCTAAAGGAGGTACATTAGTAAAGTCTACAGTAGATGGTGGTACTTGTGGTTTTCCAGGGCCAGCATCATCCAGTCCTGTACTAGGGTCATGTTGTGCTCCTGTTTCAGGATTAGTTATTGTTTGATTCGTTGTATCGTAGGTGTATCCTGGTGGTCCGAATGAGCTGTCTGCTGGAATTTCAAATATAGAGGGTGGGTTTGATACTGACTCAGCAGCAAAAGGACCAGAACCAGGACCGTAAGATGAAACTGGTGCTGTAAAATTACCAGACTTAAGATACTCTACACTTTCTGGTCTTAAAGTTCCATCTGCTCTGGTCCTACCACCTAAGTTCCATTCATTTGTTTGACCTCCTAAGCCAGCATCTACATCTGTTTGATACTGATCTGTTAAGCCGAAAGAATCTACATACTTTCCTACGTTAGCTTTAGCGAAATTTATAGCAGTTTGACCACCAAAATTACCCATATTAGCTCTACCTGTATCACCCATCAGAAGAGCAGGGTTGTTCTTCAGTATGGTATCTACAGCAGCACCTTGTTTGGTTTTCTTAGCAAATTCACCGATTCTATTAGAATCCATAGCGAGATCCCAATATTTATCACCTTGTTGTATTGGATCTCCCCACTCATTTAAACCTTGGAGAGCGTTACTCATCTCCATATGATCTACTGCACTATAGTTATTACCAAGAGTACTAGATTTTAAAGCCCATTTAGCTCTAGAATCTGCATCTTCTTTTGACATCTTGGAGAGCAAACTTTCCTGAGAAAGTGGTTTGAGTCCTAAACTTTCTAAATCAATATTCTTCCAGTAATCCGTATTTAGATCTATCATCTATCTTTCCTCACTGATACGAGTCTTTATCCACTCTACTACTGATCGTTGGCCAGCTTTATACATAATTGTTTCCATTTTTTCATTAGGGTTAGGGTTGGTTGGTGGATATATTTCCTCAAGTTCAGCGAGGATTGACTCTAAGTTTGGTCCGAGGATTGATTCAAGAGTATTGGGGGAGATTGACATTACTATGCTCGAAAAAGGCAGGCATTCTAGCTGACTTAGTTTCGGAAAGCTCTGGAGCTTTACCGTTATACATAAGATTATCGCTAGAATCCAGCCAGAATTTTTTGCTTAAATATTTATCGCCATAGGTATTCTTACCTAGTGGCTCCATGATCCAATTAATCGTGGCCTTCCTAAGTTTATCCAGAGATTTACTCCAAGATAAGCCCATATCGTGACATACAAGGCTATTAGTGGCCACGTGTATCTGTTCGTCTCTGGAAATATCAGCTGATACCGTTCTGAGACCAGCATCACCATTAAACCTAAACATAGGCAGTAGAACAAAGAATATAGCACGTTCAATAACTAAGGCTTTTGTAATCATATGGTCAGGGTGCGATTCCCACGCATCCCTAAGTAAGAAGGCTTCTTTCTCTGCCTTCTCATCAACGCCTATAGCGTTGGTTATGTAGCCAAGAGCGAGATCATGTTT